AAATTACGGATTGTCTGATTCACTTATCGATGCGGTAAGAAAAGTTGTCGAAGAAGCTCTTGTAGGCGGTCAGAAGAAATTGGACGTCGATAAAGATGGTAAGCTAGAAAAGACAGATTTTGCTTCTCTGCGCGCTAAGAAAGATACCGTCGATACAAAGCCTAAGTTGAAAGAAGAAGAAGAGAACAACAAAAAGCTAACAAGCTTAGAAAGAAAGGTATGGGGCGATGAAAAGAAGCGTTACTATTAAGGATATTGTCAATTTTGCTAGATTGGATATGATTTATAATCAAATCCGCATTATTGAAGCAAAGCAAAATCAATCACCATCAAAGTGTCTTGGTTCAGGTAAGTGTTGTAAGATTGGTCTTGTTATTCCAATGTTTGAATGTGCCAACATTGCCTACAATCTTAATCAGCAATACTATTTGACTCTTGAAGACAAAGGCGAAGACGCTGCTAAGGCGTGGATGAGCGATGTCGTGGATTCCCTCAAGGGAGCCATGTATGACGAAACATGGAAATCTGGTGGAGAATCAGAAAAACATTGTGCCTTCTACAAGGGCGGTTGCACAGTGTACGGCTTCAGACCTTTCGTATGCCGTTCTTTCGGAACCATCACTCCTGTTGATGATTTCTGTCCACGAGAGAGGAATGCTTATGGGAACATTGATTTCTATGCGGGCAAACCGGTCCAGAAGATTGTTAAAGAGTTCCAAGACATCATTAGAGAATATGCATCAGACAAGCATGAAAACTACGATATGACTTTGTATATGCCTCTAGGTGTTCTTAGCTTTTTGCTTGAACCAGATGAGCTTACTGAACTCGCTAAAGTTACAGACCCAAGATTTTGGGTCGGAACATCTGGTTGGTATAACTATCGTGTTGAATTTACAAAACAACACGGGTATTCCGTTGAGGAATTGGAAGTTGCTGCTGCTGAAGGCGGTAAGTTGCTTGCGTTTGACCCTGAAGTTTAAATGACAATGGAACTCGTATGGAATGGCACGAGCATTGCTCAAGTTCGCAATGAAGGCTACAAGGTCGCAGAAGATGAAATCTATAACCGTTTAATTTTGATGGGTGTTGAAATAGATCGTGATTGCATTATGCCATCAGAACTGAAGTCCTTGGCGCAATTTAATATCGGAATAGAATATCAATCAGAGTGTTATGACGATGTGGGGTGTGATGTATTAATCAACAATCGTCTTCCTATTGATTACACAATGTGTAGTGGTTACAATGTTGGCTTTTCATATTGGGAGACAACACGCTTGCCTGAAGATTGGGTAAGACGCATGAATATGATGCATGAGATATGGACAACATCATCGTGGGCAAAGGATGTATTTGTAAGTTCCGGAGTTAAAGTTCCAACTTATAATTTTGATCTTGGAGTAGACTCAAGATACTTCTTTCCCGTGAAGAGAACTCTTAAATCTCAACCGTTCACCTTCCTCAGCATAGGCTCTCCTTCTACCAGAAAGAACAGTCAGCTCGCTGTTGATGCGTTTGTAAAGCTGTTTGGGAATGATGACAGGTACAAGCTTCTTTATAAGAGCGTGGACTCTCCTGACGCACGATTATGGGGTGAGAGGGGTGAGCCTTTTTCTATCAAAAACCATCCAAATATTGAAATCATTGAAGATGATGTTTCAATTAAAGAATTGGCTTCGATTTATGATCGTGCAGACTGCCTCATCTACCCAACAAGCGGTGAGGGTTGGGGGATGCTGCCTTTTCAAGCTATCGCAAAAGGTATCCCGACCATCTGTACTAACGCTACAGCCTGCACAGAGTATGCCAATATGTCTGTTCCTCTTGATTTCAAATGGGGGACAAACAAGATGTCCGGTATCTACGGTGAGTGTGGTGAATGGGCAGAGCCAAATTTTGATGATTTATGTGATAAAATGTTATATGTAATTAATAATTATGATGAAGTTTCTAACTTCACATATAACAATGCAGTTATCAATCAAGATAGATGGTCTTGGGATACTGTTGCGAAAGGCTATTACGACAGATTATGTCAGATATTGAACCAGTAAGAGAAAAGACTTTATTCGATAAGATTAAAGATGTTGAAGATGCGGGGTTGATGCATGTCAAAGGCTACTCAAACCACGAGATAGCCTCGTTAATGTCAATCAAACCAGCCGAAGTCAAGGGCTACATTGAGGAATACAAGAAGATTCTCAATAGAAAAGCTGACGATGACCCCTACTTTCTAGAGCGTGTCCAGTTCAATACAATCAAAGCTCTTAAAGAGTTTGACGAGTTAAGCAAGGAAGCTTGGGAGACAATTAATATTGCAACTGATCACGGGATGGTTGCAGCGAGAATCCAAGCTATCAAGCTTGCCGGAGAGCTTGCTACGAAGAAAGCTCAGCTTCATAAGCTAATGGGTGGTAATAACTCTGACGCTGAATACATCGGTAGAATGCAGAAGGCTGAGAATGTTAATCAGATTCTCTCCAGAGTCCTCCGGGATGTTATTGCAAAATTCCCCGAAGTAGCCGAAGAGGTTCGTAAGGAGCTTGCTATTGCATTTGAAATAATGGATGAACCTAAAGAAGATGAAGTCATTGATGTTGAATCTCATGAACAATAAAAACACTCAGATAAAGAGACCTTTTTTTGACCCATTACGGCTCATAATTAGAGACCTTTTTTTGGGGCTTTACCAATACCATCATAATTTGAGAATGGCTTTTTGCCCCTTACGGGAGGTTTTTTGTGTCTGACTTCCTCGGCATCAACTTAAACTATGATGATTTCGATAAGTTACTTAAACAAGATGAGCTTGTTGAAATACCGGTCTCAATTGAAACTTTCGTAACAGATAAGAAATATCTGGGATTACCTAGTCTATCACCTATTCAACTAGAAATCGTGCGCCATTCCACACAAATTTTAAAACTTCCAACACTGATAAAGATGTACGGTGAAGAAGCCGGTACCAAATGGTATAAGGATTATACAGATAACGAAGTCATTTGCATGTTAGGTAAAGGATCTGGAAAAGATCACTGTGCCAGAATATCAATGGCTTACACTGTTTATCTCTTACATTGTCTTAGAGACCCACTGAACTATTACGGTAAAGCTAGAGGTGTCTATATTGACTTGTTAAACCTTGCTGTAAACGCTCAGCAAGCTCAAAGAGTGTTCTTTGAACCATTGAAGAACTTATTACTAGGTTCACCTTATTTTAACTCTGTAGGCTTTGAGCCAAGAGTATCTGAAATCTTTTTCTTTAGTAGACCAGTAAGGTGTTTCTCTGGTCACTCAGAAAGTGAAGGATGGGAAGGCTATGAAGTAATGTCAATTATTTTGGATGAAATCTCAGCTTTCAAAACTGATGCCGAAACTAAAGGTGATCATAGATCTAAAGGCTCAGCTTCTGCTATTTATAACATGAGTAAATTATCTGTTATGTCTCGTTTCCCGGAAGTGGGTAAAGTTATTCTTCTATCCTTTCCCCGGTATAAAGGAGACTTTATTCAACAGCGATTCTTTAACTCTAGAGAAAAGAATGAACCTAAAACTTGGTCAATTAAAGCTGCAACTTGGGAAGTAAACCCAACGATATTTAGAGAACAATTAGAGTCTGAGTATATTAGAAACCCAATTGAAGCCAGAGCCAGATTCGAATGTGAACCACCAACAATGGAAGATGCATACTTTAGAGATGCAGATTTGGTTAGAAAAGCTTTTATGTATAGTGAAAACCCAATCAATGAAGAGGGTGAATTTAAAGATTGGTTTAATAATAAAGATGGTCATGTAAGATTTATTCATATTGACCTTGGGCTTAAACGAGATAGATCAGCTTTATCTATGGTTCATTGTGCCGGATTTAAAGAAGTTAAAACATCAATGGGTGTTGAGACACTTCCTGTTGTGAATGTTGACCTAATACATTCATGGCAAGCTAAACCCGGAGAAGAAATTAACTTCTCATCAGTAAGGCAAATGATTGTTGATTTATGTAGAAAGTATGATGTTGGATTAGTCACATTTGACCGTTGGCAATCTGTTGAAATGATTCAAAGCTTAAAAGCTCAAGGTATTAATGCAAACTTCCACAGCGTTAAGAAAACCGATTATGATACCTTAATGACAACTATTTACGATACCAGACTAAGGGGTTATTGGATTGAGTTACTTGTTGAAGAAGAGCTTTTGAAGTTAAGACTATTCAATAACAATAAGATTGACCATCCAAACTCCGGGTCTAAAGATTTAGCTGATGCTCTTGCCGGCTCTGTTTTTAACTGTATTCAGAACATGGTTATGGACACAGAAGTTGACATTGAAATTATTGGTACAGATAGAGAATATGAATATGATGAAGATATGCCTGAATTTGGCTCAACTCAGCTGTATAATGGTTCTACAAAAGAACTGTCATTAATGGATCAAAAGAGTTCCATTAGTGCAGACGATATAGAAGGATGGTTAGAAACCCTATGACAAATGAAGATACACAAAACTTCTCTCCAAGTTATGAAGAGTTGTTAAATGAATTGAGCGGGATTAATTCAAGGTTGACCCTTGAGAATATTGCTCTTAAAATTACAATCTCAAAGATGCAGGCTTCCATTGAGAATTCTGATGAAGATTTCAAAACACCTCATAACAAGTAACGGAAACAAGCCGGTTACCCGTACTTTTAGGAATTAGATCTCCTAATAAATAAATTTGAAAAAAAAGATGATTCCATGTTGCAAGCTGGGGTTGGGGCAGATATTATTTCTACTCCAAGGGCGAAAGCCATTTAATCAGAACAATCAAATCAACCTAATAGGAGATCAAAATGTCAACATTCAATATTACAAAAGTAGATACTTTTCCAGAAATTACTCGCACAGGAAGAACCTCAGCTGAACTTCAAATGATTATTGAAGCTCTTCACTCTTCAAATAAGAACGGTGAAAACTTCTCTATTCTTAATATCGAAGAGGGCAAGAAATTTAACACAATGCAACAGCGTATTCGTGCTCAAGCAAAAAAGCTTGATTACAAGGTAATGATTCACTTTAGCCGTACAGAGTCAGCTCTTTACTTTAAAGTTATCCCTGCCGGTACAAAGAAGTCAGAAACTTCTGTTGCTGCTAAAGAAGTAAAGTCTGTTAAGACCAATGCAAAGACAACTGTAAAGTCAAAAGCTTAATACAAAACTAATAATAAAACAAATTGTTTTTCCGCCCTCCGGGGCGGTTTTTTTGTGTATAATTACTCCTATGACTATTTTTAAAGAAGAAGAAATTGAAATTACCCATGAAATGATTGAATCATGGCACCCGCTAATTGCTATGCCTTGTTATGATCAAATGATTACTGAACCAACATTTATGTCTATGATGAGAACAGCTATGATGTTTAAAGATATTGGTTTGAAATTCTCAATTGCAACAATCTCTGACTCTCTTATTAACAGAGCTAGAAATAACATGGTAGCTAAATTTTTAGCTCATCCGGAATTTACTCATCTTATGTTTATTGATGTTGATCTTGGATTTCAACCAGAAGATATCCTAAAGCTTTTGTGGCATGATCAGGAAATAGTTACTGGTTCTTATCCTATTAAAGATATCTTGTGGGATAAAGTAGTGGAGAATGTAAACAAAGGAGTTCCATCAGAAGAACTTCTTGGAAGAAGTTTAAGATTTGTTGTTAATGCGGTAAAAGATAAGAGCAATATGAATGTTGCTGTTGAAAAGGGTGCAATTGAAATCTATGATGCCGGGACAGGCTTTATGCTAATTAAAAGGTCAGTATTTGAGAAGATGATTGAATCTTACCCTGAGCTTAGATATAACGATGATACAGGTTCATTAGATGATGAAGAAAAGAAATGGACTTATGCTTTCTTTAATTCCTATGTAGATTCAGAGAAACAAAGATTCTTATCTGAAGACTATGGCTTCTGTAGATACTGGCAAGAAATTGGTGGTAAAGTTTGGGCTGATCCTTCCTTTAAGTTAACGCACTTAGGTCGCTTAAAGTATGAGGGAACAATGATTACATTCTTACAAGATAATATGGTTGAACCGCCATCGGAATCCAATCCGGAAACCTGATTTATTTCAAAAGCCTTGAGCTGCCAGAAAATGTATACTAAAATTTGCTGAAAAGTAAAGCTAAACAGTCGGGCGTTCAAACTTTATTAAATGATT